CGCTTCAATGCCTGTGGGGTCGGCCATAGATTATTTCTTGCCTTTGCTGGCGGCGCGCTTCACGCTGTAGGCGATAGCGACGGCTTGTTTCACAGGTTTGCCCGCATTTACTTCTGCTTTGATGTTCTTGCGGAACGCAGCTTTGCTGGGTGACTTACTAAGGGGCATAATTAACGCTTTTTACCCATTGGCGATGACTTCATGTTTGTAGTCATGCTGATAACTTTCTGCATCTTTGGTGCAGCAGGTTTAGCTGGCATCTTGACTGCGCGTCCGCCGGCTGGGCTTGTCGAGCCTTCGCGCGCCGTGATCTCTTTAGCGGCTGCCTTGCGGGCTGGGTCGCGGTTGGCAATGGCAGCTTTCTCAGATGCTACAGTGCCTGTCTTGTACAACGCTCTAGTGAATTTGTTAGCTGGCATTTACTTACCCTTCTTAGTTGGCTTGGCCGTCTTGGCGCTTTCTTTGAAATCTTTTGCTGTAGGGGCGCCCTTAGCACCGGGCTTACGCATCTTCTCGCCAGAGCCAGCAGCTATGCGGGCTTTCTTAGCGTGGATGTTTGCGTACAGTCCGGGCTTCATGAGCATTTCCACCTTTTCAAACTAGCTTTGGCACGCTCGCCGTCTTTTGCTTTAGCAGCTACTGCACCCATGCGCGCGCAAAATGACGCTTTGCGTCCTGCATCTGCTTTTGTTTTCGGGTTGGGTGCAGGCGCCTTTAATTTACTACCTGTAGCAGCATTATACTTGGCTCTGCCAGCGGCTGTCAGACCCGCACCCTTTGACACAGGCAGTTTCTCGCCTCTGCCAACGGATAGCGACACTGATTTCTTCTTGTCAGCCATTAACTGCCCATCCACGATGTAGATATTCCTGCGGGAGAATAGCCTCTTGTGCGATGCTTGTCAACGCGTGTCAGACGCGGATCAGTAGATGCTACAGGAAACGCGAACGTGACCGCTATGGCGTCTGCTGCGTCTGGCGAGGCCAGCCCGCGTGACTTCATATCCTTCTTGCTTTCGAGGAACAGCGTCCCCCGGCTGTCAGGCTTGGTCCGTGGGCTGATGAGGTCTGTCTTCAGGAACCTATCTGTGGGCAAGTGGCCCGTTCTGAGCCAATCCCGCATGGCGCCCCACATCTCTGCGCGCTTGTTACCCCACATCGTCTGGTTCTTAGCCTTGTTGCCGAAGTTTACACCGCGTATCTTGTACCGCTGTTCCTTCAGCCTGTCCACGACGCCTGCGCCTAGCCCGCCTTCGTCGATGCAGACCAGCGCCGGCTGGAACTGCTCTATGGCGTCGATGACATGGCCTGCCACTTCCATAGTGTCTGCACCGCGGTGTCTTCGCAACTCTAGGATGTCACGGCCCTGCCGTATGGCGATGACCGTAGCGTCAGCCCCGAACCGTGCCGGGTCTACACCTATGACGATGGGCGCGCTGGTATCCTTGACAGGCGCACGCTTCATGGCATCATCGACCAGATTGCTGCCGATGAACTGATCGTCACCTTCTGAGGGGAAGTTACCGTACACTTCGACACTGGCTTGGTAGCTGTCTGGCCCGTATTCATCAATAATGCGCTGGTACAGGTTCTTGTCTGTACCCTCGACATCACGGGCGTCGATGACGCGTGTTGACCAGAACGCCCGCTTGCTGTGGAACGTTTCGTAGAAATAGCCTGTATTGCGCCGCGGGTTGGAGAACGCCAGATGGAAGCGATGTGGAGTATTCTCCGTAAAGAAACCATCAGACACTGACCAGATGCTGTCAGGTATACCGCTGGCTTCGTCAAATATCAGCATCACACCGTCGAAGTTGTGGACCCCCGCGTATGCGTCAGGGTTCTCTTCTGACCACAGCCGGCCTTCGACTGACCAGTAGCGCGTACCTTTCTTGAGGTCACGCTCGACTAACTCTGTCAGCCACTTGGCTGGCATGATGCGTGTGGCGGCTATCTCAAACCAGTGACTGTTGAGGCTCATGGCTAGCCACTTTGTAATTTCCGCCCATGTTACGGACCGCAACTGCGCCTCGGAGTTTGCCGACACGATGGTGGTCGATCCGATGCGTGATGACAGCATCCAGATTGTTAGCCATGATACCAGCGCCGACTTGCCGATACCGCGTCCTGACGCAATTGCCAGCCGTGCAGTTGAGAAGTCAACCTTACCGTTGTTTTCTTTGATGTGGTCACGTAGGTCTGACAGTATCTGACGCTGCCATTTACGCGGTCCGGGGAAGTGTTCCAGCGGCGTGCCTGCTTGGCCCCACGGGAATGTGTACAGCACGAACGCTAGTGGGTCATCCTTCAGCGTCGGTGACCACAGCCGCGCCATCAACTCCATCTCGTCTTGGGCTGAGTATACGGGCGCTTGCATTAGCGTTTAGTCTTCTGAAAGTCCGCTATGTCTTTTTCCATCATCTTGTGGATCGTCTGTTCCCGCGACATTGCCTCTTCTGGCGTCTTGTACGACGGGAACTTAATGCCTGACTTCATAGCCAGCCGCACCGCCGAAGGGACATCGCGTTCTTGCCCATGCCAGTATGTCGGTATCAGAGTCTCGCCCTGCGGCAGACCGACAACAGCGCCCTTAAACGTAGTCAGGCTACCGTCAGCGTTCTTCTGATACATCCCTGTCGCTAAGTTGCGACGGTGATAGTCCAAGACTTCCTGCTCTTCCGGTGTCAATTTGTCTGCCATTAGTCTCTTCCTCTAGTCGGGGCAGTTCTGTGTACAGCCCTTCGATGACGCGCGTCTGTGCTTTTTCTAGCGCGCCTGTGATACTTATCTGTTGGTCTATGTTTACGTCGATCTGCTGCTTGGCTACCCAGCCGTGCTGATGCTTGAGTATCTCCAGCGCAGCCTTGCTGTCGCCATCGCGTGCCGCTTCGTACATGGTTTTGGCCGCTACCATCTCGCCGTCGGCACGACCTTTGATCTCTGCCATCTCGACCAGCGGGTCTGCGTCGGCCAACACACGAAATTGTTTGGGTGTCATGCCGGCGGCCATAGCTAGGCTGTCACCCTTTAGGCCGTAGCGGGCAGCTTCATAGATAGACTCCAGCCGCGACTCGGTGGCTTGCACCCGCTCTGGTGTAAATGGCAGTGAGTAGAAAGTCATTGGGCGTACTATAGTGTGTTGCGTTCTAAGATGCAAAAAAAAATAAAAATTGTTTGCGACCCTACCCGGCACAGTCACGCGGCCCACCGGCCCTACCCACCCCGGCTAAATATTTACTGTATTAATACACTAACACAGTGCTGCCAGCATTAGCTGTGTTGCTGTGTTAACACAGTGATTAGCGTTCTGCTTATGTTCCTGCTGGAATAGAAATGGCCTTTCCCTTTCGGCGCTTGCGCGAATTGGAAAAAACACATTGCTAGCTAGCTAGGTGTGTTAGTGTATTAATACACCAGCAGACGTCACGGACGTCATGACAATTTAATTCACTGGGGAATGCGTGACGTTAACGTCAACCATGAGAACAAACAGCTAGGTGTGTTACTGTGTTAATACAGTAAGGGACGTCATGATTTCGAAAACACCAGTCGCTGACGAAATGCGTACAGCGTACCGTATAGGTTATATATATACCCATTTTTTAAAACCTGACTTTAAACAAATATAATGGCAATATGACAATTAGCATCCCCAAACGGCGCAATTCCGCCAATAATCCGGACGTCATTTGCCTCTAAATAATGACGTCCCTAATGACGTCCGATGACGTCCATTTTGTGTAAGTTATCCACAGATTTATTTTCGTTATAATCGGTTGTCATTTGGGACGTCATTCGGGACGTCATTCGGGACGTCATTCCAAACGCCCTAAATCTTTTTTATCTGCAACACATTTTGTTGTTGACAGTATTTTAAGAGGGTATATAAGAGGGCATCAACAACGCAATGGAGTAACTAATATGTATGATTTGCCAACCAACCCAACCGCCCGGGACATTCTTACCCGGTCAATCGAATGCCACAATGGCGCATTCCGCGCTGCGCTTATTGAGCAAGCCGAAGCGCATGATTCGTGGGCATCATTCACTAATAATGAGCGCGGGCGTCAAGGTGCCGTTGCATCGTTCAACGCTTGCTTGAGGGCATATGATTTCGCCGGGCGCGATGATTTGCCCGCAATCGAACGCGCATCGTGCATCGCATATGAATGCGGCCCAATGATTGTTGCGCTCAATGTCGCCTGTAAGTTGCAAGACTTGCCAGCCCATGTTCGGACGCAAGCTGCAATCGCAGCGTAAACTAACGCCACCGGGTGACAATCCCGTCACCCGGTGACATCAATAGGAGTGAGACACTATGATTATTTTCCCCGGCGATTATGTAAAAACAAGGGCGGACGGCGCTTGGCATCTGGTCAAGCACACTATGACTGATATGCTTATTTTGCTGGATAACGGCTTTTTGACATACGCCCACGAACTTCACGTTGACGCTGTTTTGTCTGCCGACGAATTCGCGGCGGCCTTGGGCGTAGAACCGGCAGTATTCATTTATAATCAATCAATAGGTGCAGCCTAACCCCATATTAGCCGCGCGGCTAACCCTGCGCGGCCTTTATGGCGCTAGTGCCAATATAGGAGTGAGTGAGATGCTATCCGATAAACAAATATCAGAGCCCAATTTTGATCACCTTGCGGACGTAGCGACAGACGCATTTTTCGAGATGTTAAAGCGCGCAAACGTAAACCATGCGTTCAGCAGCAAACTAGACGAGGCGGCGACTAATCGCCTAGTCGATGAACTAACCGCCTTTCTTATACGTTTAGATCGCCGCCAGCAGGACACAAACGCATGATCGCGCACATTCTTGCCACAGCCGGTTTCGCCGCCGTGCTGCTGCTATCATTAACCGCAATAATCATTACGTTAAAAGGAAACTGAGAAATGACTAAATTTGAAACCACAAGCCAGCGTGTAGCTTACATTGATTATGAGGCTATCGCGCAAGAGCGCAACCGCCGCCGCAAATTGATGCATGATGCTGCGCCAGACCTATTGTTGGCGCTGGAAGCATTGCTTGAAGATGCGTTGGCGCTGGGGCTGGCTGACAGCCACCTATCGGGCAGCGCAATAGAAGCCCGTGAAGCAATAGCTAAAGCAAGAGGGAACTGAGCAATGACAAACCACGGTAGAACCTATCTGACCATGCTGTCAGATGCCGAACTAGTTCGCACGGCATTAGACCGTGATCACGAACTGGCTGTAGTGCTGGCAGAGCGCCTTAGCGAACTGTTGACCGTCGAAGATGAACTAGAGCATCTACAGATGCTATATGACCGGCTAGTGGCTGAGAATAACGCCCTGCGCGACGATGCAGCCGAATGACGGCGCTACTCGCTGGCGCAGCCCTATTTCTATTAACACTAATATTGGAGGATTAACTATGACACCCGAATATATGACAATTGCGGTTCTGTTAGCCGCACAAGCCGCAACATTGGCTATCCTATGGGATACGCACCGGCAATACAGTTGGTTCCGCAACGCATGGGTGCGCGACACAAAAGAATTGCTACTGTGGAAACGCAACGCCGTAATGCGCGATCCTAAAACGGGTAAATACGTCAAGCGGGATAGAAGCTAATGGATCACGCAGTAAAAAAGCGCGTCCAGCACCTGTGCGGCTATATCACCGACAAAACCGCCGTGATGCAACACATCAACCGCGAATTTAACATCAACCTAACGCTGCGCGACTTAGACGCTGTGGCAAAGGCTAAAGAGCGACCGACACGCACCAGCTTAGAAGCCATGATGCCATCGCCCCTGATCGTGACGCACAAGTGGAAGGGATACGACCCGCTAGCCGTTGCGCTGTTCAAGTATCACGCAGCACGGTCATTTGGTGATGATCAAACCTTTTGGCTTAACCGACTAAACGACAAACGGGCGAAACCCGACATAACAGTGGAGCTATAAAATGATTATTAACACATATACCAACGAACAAGCCGAAGTGCTGCAACGGGCAGCAGATGCCTTGCGAGAGCATGACAAGCTAAAGGCTGCGCTACGGGCGCAGGAAGCGCACCTGTCAGACGTTAGCCGCGACTATAGCAACGTCTATAAGTTGTGGGGCGTCCGGCCTGAGCATCTGCGCCAAGCCTGTATTGCGCGGGGACTGATAACGTGAGCCGACCAATGTTCTACCCAATGGGCACTATGGCTGTAGGCGATAGCGCGACCATGCCAGCCATTAACAAGGGTGATGCCAAGCGCACCAGCCGCAACGTTAGCCAGTATGGGCAGCGCCATCATAAGCATTTTATTTGTCGAACTAAGGATGGTTTGACCACAATTACAAGGATGAGATGACATGATCAAAGAACGCATTGAAGCACTACGCAAACGTGAGCGGGTGTGCTGGGATATGTCCGAAGTGTTCCTACACGCCAAGGACGCACATGGTCTTCATGACATGGGCGTTGAAATCCAAGGCATCCAATGGGCGATCCGCGAACTGGAAGGGCTGCTACGCAAATGACCGACCAAAATGGATATATGAAACTAACACGCATTCCAGCAGTGCGTTCGTCTAAAGACCCCAACACCTTCACCAATCACCTGACCACCGCAAGCGGCGGGATAGGCGATAGGGTGACAGACGAAACCGCTACGCATTACATGGTGCATCACTTTTGGATTGAGGAAAAGAAATGACCAAAGAAATAAAATACCGAATGGATGCTAAGACGGGCCGACCATTGCACTTGCTTGGCGACCTTGCCGTTGTCCTGAACGATGACGGCTCAACAGTGACCGAGCATTACGACGAAAACGGCAGACTTTACAGAACCAGTTACAAGTCAGTGCCCTACCCTAAAGATTGGACACCAGAATGATCGACGATGATGACGCGCTGCCCGACAGATACACCGAGCGGGCCGAAGCTACCTTAGCCTATCGGCTGATGGAATATCTGGAATCCCTCGGCGTGATAACCGCTGACCATGTGGCCTATCTGCGCTGGCCCCCGATAGAATTGATTGAAGATGCCGAAGCAGCATTAAAAGATGAGTAAAAGAAACGCCCCCTGCGGAGTGAGGACGCAGGGGGCTTAAAAGGGTCAGCAAAGCGACACCAAGAGGGTTAGTAGAGCATTACCAACTATGCCCACATATCACTGCAACCCATTGGTTGTCAATTCTTGCCTAGCGTTGGCATAATACTACTGTTTGGCAACACTTCCGCCATGCGGCGCAACTCTGATTTGTTATATTTTTGGATCACTTCAGGCGCGGCAAAGATATGCTTTTTGTTCATATGTTCTTTTGAATTGAGGCGGCCCATGTCGATCCAGCCAGCTTCCTTAAACGCATGAAGCAGTGCAGCCGGTGGAACCTTTATGCCGACAGGCAATAGAGGCCCAAGCAAGTCGCAGATGCGGTGGAACGGCCCACCGATAACACCATCAGCAAACAGACCCCCACGCTGGCGCATCAACTCGACCAGATAGCTTTCGGCGGCGCTCATACCATGCTCGACCATGTTCAGCTTCCATTCGGTCACTGGCGGCGGCGCAGAAGGGTTGAACGACGAAACGTCGCGCTGGTGCAGCCAAGCGGCGCACTTCTCATAGCCGCCTGTCTCATACCAGCCCCACAGCGCGTCGGCTGCTGGCGTTGTCATGCGCGGCGCGTGCGTCCAGACGCAGAACCAACGGCGATCCTGCGTAGGCAGGGTGATAGGTAGCGAGTCGTTCGTGTAGGCAAGCACCATCAAGCGGTTGACCAAGTCGTAAGGGTGCATACCCTTACGGTTAACCGACAGCGTTGCAGGCGGCGCAGCGATCAGCGGCTTTAACTTGTTAGCCATCGCTCGGCGCTCTCTTGCCTCTGGTTCCTTTAACTCGTTCAGGATGACCACTTCAGCCTCAAGCGCATAACCCCACTGGCTTTCCAATCCGCCAGCTTCGATGACCGACCTGTTGCGCCAGTTACTGCCGCCAAGCGCCCATAGAAACGGCTGGAATATAGTATCCTTGCCCGCGCCTTCGTCGCCGCCAATTAGGATGGCATGGTTAATCTTAACGCGGGGGTTCTGTATCTTGAACGCCATAGCGTTAAGGATATGGTCTAAATCCCTGTCATCCGTAATCAGGTTGCGGCAATGCTCAAGCCAAGGCTCGACATCATGGTCTGCAATCTTGTCGCTTTCAGCTACGTCAGGGCGGGCGTTTGTCCACCTGTTGCCGTAGACCAACCCGTCGCGCGTCACTAGCACATCATCACCAGCGGCAAACGTCACGGCTGCCAATGCTGGCGCGCCGCGATCCTGCCGACGCTCATCAAAATAGATGGATGATTGCACGCGCTGCGTCTTCTTGTGGATGGAGCGACAGTCAACGTGACGGAACAGGGCGTTAAAGACGTTACGCGCTATCTCTTGACGTGTGACCATGTCGAAATAGCAGTCATCAGACTGTATATAAGCGAAACGCTCAAACCACTCGCTTTGTTCCAGCCGTCCTGCCTCTTTCTTTTCGACCTCACGCACACGCGCTGCGGCTTCGTCAGGGAAGGCTTCCGTAGGCGAAATCTTGTCCATCATCGACGCCATCCGTTCAGCGATCAGTTCATCACGCAACCCCGGCGTTGCCTTCGGGCCACCTTCGTTGGCTACCCAATCAAGAAACGTCCGGCTGTCTAAGTCTTGGCAATGGCCGTGGTAGCAGCAGAACGAACGATCCAGCGGCTTGTAGCGCGCTTCGATCATGCCGTCGCTGTGTTCCTGATGGTTAGGGCAGACAATGCCGCACCAGCCGTCGTTGTTAGGCGCGCTGAGGACTAGGTTCTTTTCGCTCAACCATGTCAGGACGTTGTCCATTCCAGTGTCGCGTATCTTTACGGCTTTATAGTCCGCCGTGTCGCCTTCTTCTGGCGTAACGCCTAACGCACTACAAATCTGCTCTAAAGTGTATTCGCGGTCTGGGTGGAACTCGACCAGCCGCGCAGGAAAGTTGCCGCGTCCGCTCTTTAAGTTGATACTGCCGGGGATGCGACAGTTACGGACAGCGTTGGTCGCGCCCGGATCAGTGTAGCCGGCGTCCGCAATAGCCTTGACGGCAGCGCAGAAGTCGCCTTTGTTTGGTTGTTCGTTGAACGCATAGCCCCACTGAAACGAACCTTCGCTGGTTTCTAGTATCCATGTCGGGTCAAGCGGCGGCGTCTTAGATTTTGTGCCGATGTCATCCAGCATCATAAACAGGACGAACTCGACGTTGCTGGACTTTGCAGCCGGCTTGCCGTCTACAAAGCGGTCAACGACGAACGAGCCGGTATTCACATACCATGCCTCATCATCCTTGATGCGCGCCTTCTCAGGCAGGAACGCAGGGAAGGTGGCCTTCGGCGCGCCATCTGCATGGTAGATCAGGTTGCCGTCCTCGCCGCGTGTGGGCTTCTGACGCACTAACAAAGCTGTCTCGCCCACTGTATCAGCGGCTAAACCAACTATGTAGTCTATGAATTTCGTGCGATCCTCACTCATCGCTTGCTCCTTATTTGCCATAACGTTCCATAATTGCCACTTCAGCGTTCAGGGGTAGCCCTGCTGCCCAAGGTGGCGGCTCACACATAACTTGCACCAGCCGCGCTGCTGCGGCCTCTGCATCTGCTTCTGGCACTTCCAAGACGATTTCATCGTGGATGTGCAAGACTACATCGTCCAGCCGGCGCAAGGCGTAGCGCAGCAAGTCGTTAGCGACAGCCTGCGTGATGTTCTCACACGCCAAACCGCGCCATAGCCGCGCCCTAGGCCACTCCTTTGCATCAGCGGCGGGCTTCCAAGAAGCCTTCGCGTAGGTCAGGTTGCCTTCCTCGTCGAAACGGGCGAAAGGATAACATAACACACGTCCAGACGGAAGCGCATACCAAAGATGCAGTCCGTCGAATAAATATGTGACGCGGCCCGTCGTAAACTCACAGTTCTTGTTCCGCATGGCACGCATATAAGTCTCTTCAAGGCCAGCCCAGTACGGCACGGCCCACTTGTTAGCCCTGCGCCATGCGTCCACCATCCGCTTGGCGTTGCTTTCTGACATTATCAGACCATAGATGCGGCCCATGCTGGCGAACGCACCGACGCCGCCTGCAAAGCCACAGGCTAACTCTTGAACCTTGCCGATCTGGCGCTGGTCTTTGTTAACGTCATCATATTTGACAGCAAAGGTCGCCATAGCGTTGTGCTTGTACACATCTTCACCCTTGGCAAAGATTGCCAACTTGCCCTCACCGAAGGCACTGTCGGACGCCCACGGCGTCACCCGCGCTTCAATCGCAGCCCAATCGGCAACCACAAGGCGCTTGCCTTTGTCAGCCATCAGTGATGGGCGCAGCATACCTTTCAGCACGTCTGTTACGCGCCGGCCATGATCAGGGACAATCCTGTGCCCGCGCACCATAGCCTGCCTTACTAATGCAGGGTCTGCGGCGCACTTTCTTGGGAAGTTATGGACCTGAAGCCCAAACGATGAAGCGCGCCCAGTAGCACTGCCTCCAGAAAATACGAA